TTCCATCAAAATGGAAGATTTTAGTTACTCCTAAAACTTCTGGTGGTATTGGAAGATAATTACTATTCTCAGTATAACTAAACTGAGTAGTAACTCCAACTGTTGTATCTACTGTAGTGGTGGTTATACCTGCTCCACCTGTAGCCTTTCCTCTATCAATATCTTCTTGAGTTATTTTGTATTTTAAATAAGTTTGGTAAACACCATCAAAATGTCTTTCTTGAAAGAATTGAACTGCATCATCTATAATATCTTCTATTTGCTCGTCTGCAACATTAATTTCGAGCACAGGAGCACCTAACTGCCTCTTACAGTAATCTATTAATTCTCCACGTGTGCTTGGTTGCGCCATTTATCTACTTTACTAGTATAAGTTTATTTATGAAGGAGCAGAAGATATACCTGCTATAACCAATACATCTCCTGATACTATTCTATAAACTGATGAACCAGAACCAATTAAAACGTCATACACATATCTACCTTCTGATAAATTTCTAGTATCAGTAGAACCTAATGATAATCTAAATTCTCCACCTTTAGCACTAGTGAATCCAACTTCAAAGGTTCTTAATGCATAAGAAGATGAACCAATTGCTACACTTTTAGCAAGTTGAGCAGAACCAGTATATCCAGTAAAGTCAAAAGCAGTTCCAGAAGTGCCAACTACAGTATAGTCAGCATCTAAATCTGCTCCAGTGTTGATAGTGAGATTGACACCATAGGCAACACCTGCACTAGGATCAAAAGTAAGAGTGTTTTTAGCCATTAGATAGTGCTCTTAGTAAAGTTTTGATTTCATTAATATCATCCTTTAAGGATTTTAAATCATCCTCCATATTATCTATTCTATCAGATCCTTGCTTTCTTTGAGCACGTCTCTTGATATAATTATCATATTCAGAAGAATCTGTATTCAAAATAGCATTGGTATTATCATCTCTAACGAGATTATTATGTCCTTCAACTTTTTTCATATTATGCTAAGGCAATTACTCTTAGATTTTTTACTCTAGGTGGTTGAGCCTGGTTTGTGCCAGTTCCTACTAATTTAATACTAAAGCATCTAAATGTAGGAAGATTATCAATAGTAAATTCATAATCCTTCCATATTACATCATCTGATGAATATGCTATAACATCAGTTTTAGGTAGAGCCTTATCAGGAAGACCACTATTTTTAGCAGGATCTATAACCTGACCTGAAGATAATAAATTAGGATATCCAGGGAAAGGTTGATAAATTAATTCATCTTCAGGTCCTTCAGAAATAGCATATAATGCTCTAAGATCACTTGTTACATTAATATGACCTTCTAAGTGAATCTTAATAGAAGTTGCTCCATTCTCTAATATAACTGGTTGAGAGGCATAAACAAAAGCATTAGGATCATCTTTCAATGTACTAACTCTATTATCAGAAATCCAATCATCAATTGGATTATTAATTCTATTAGAAGTTAAAATAACTCCCATTCTATCTAAATCAACCATAGGAGAAATATCTGCATTAGGATTACCATAGAAATTTAAACTCAGAGTAAATGATTTATTATCAGGGAGATTTGGTAATAAAGTAGTTTCATTAATTCTAGAAGCTATCATTCTAGGTGTAGACATATAATTATCACTTACAATACTAATATCTTCAAATCCTTTATCTATGAAAGGAATTTCTGATCCATCTACACTAGTAGCACTAATTGTTCTAATTTGACCATTTATAGTAGTTCCTCCAGGAGTTATGTTTTGGACTATAGGACTTACAATTTCAAAAGGAATATTTTCTGTAGAAATAATATTAAATCCACCTGCAGATTTAGTTTGATTAAAATACAACTTAGGAAGACTTGTACCAACTGATCTATTTACTCCATTAGAAGACATATCTACTTTAATATTAAAGTAATCTAATCCTTTAGGGTTAGCTACTGTAGCATCAGTTATATTATGATTAGTATTAATTCTTCTCAAAGAAACTCCATTTAATTCATACTTATGCACAAAATCTAGAGCAGCATGATCAAGAGTTTGAGTAGAATCCACACCTCTAGAGACACCTGTTAAAGTGTTATTTGTTACTCCACTATAAGAAAGAATTTCTTTTCCAACCTTAATATATCCTAAGTTAGTAGATCCAACTCCAACATTCTCAAATTCAGCAAAATTAGTTGCATCATTTACTATAATAGATCCTGTGGAGGATGAATCATAATCAGAAGATAATTGAGTAGGGTTAATATCAGAAGAAACATCTGTAAATGTTACTACATTTTCATCAGAATACATACCATGATTCTTTTGGTTAACTCTAATATGAAGACCATCAGTAGTTGTAACAGGATCTCCTGATAACCAAACATTACCTCCAACACTATGATTAAGAGTAACTATACCAGCACTAGTAACATATTGAATTGTCTTTCCTACCCCAGTTGCAAAATCTCCTTGTACATTATCAAGGATATATTCATTAACACCACTAATTGCTGCAATTGAGAATTTAATATCTCTTCCTAATGAATTAATACCTACAGATGTGATACCAACAACATCACCTACAGAATAACCACTACCACCATTTGCTATAGTTGCAGCAGATGCTACTCCATTGCTAATAGTGATATTAGCAGTTGCATTTCTACCATAACCTGTAATAGTATTAAGAGAGACATCTTGATAAGTCCAATTACCAGATGAAGGAGTGAATCCAATACCAGAGTTTGTAATAGTTAAATTGCCATTTGCTGTTCCAGCAGATCCAACATAATTACCAGTAGCATTGCTGCCTAACTGTTGAATAGTATTTCCTAATGTTATTCCAGTATCTGATATAGTGGTATTGAATCCTATTCTTATTTTATTTGAAGCAATCTTAAATGAATCATCAATTAATGCTGGTATATCATCAGAATATGTTACTAAAGGAGGATTATGGAAATTAATAGACCCAGTTTCTGCTGTAAAGAATGCTCTATAAAGAGTAAATTTAAGATCTTCATATTGACTTGGATTCCATGTTTCTCCATTTTGAGATTTAAATAGAGATCCTAAAGTAGGCTGACTACTTACAATTACTTGCTCAGCTTCTGGTTTATCTTTAGATTGAACATCAACTTCTCCCATTCTAGAAATCCAAGCAGTATAATCAGTACTTGTAGATAAAAGAACTACAGCATAAGATTGTCCACCTGGTAAGAAAACAGGAGCTGGGAATTCAACTGTTGTAACAGCACTACCATCATCAGATACATTGACATCTTCTGGATCTAATACTACCTCACCAAAAGGAATGATTTCTGTTGTAGGAACTCCACTTTTCATAGTTCTTAATTGAACTACTACTGGTAAGTAATCATCTTTAGATCCAAAATAAAGATCTACCTTAGTAGCAAATATTCCAATAGAATTACCTACATAGAAAGATTGAGCAAGAGGATCGTTTTGACCAGGCGCGCAATTTTTCTTCATCTTACCAAGTTGAGCCTTAGTATGACCAGTCAATTTTTTAGCAGTCCTGTCAGCCCATCCTTTACCTTGTTGTTTAGTAATAGCTTTATTAAATGCTGCTTGAGCTTTCTTACCACCAGCCTTCAATTTATCAGCAAATTTCAAATGCTTGGTCATTTCAGCTTTTGCTGCAGCATAGTAAGTAGTGGTACCTTTCTTTATTCCTTTTTTAGCAAGATCTCTAGATATTTGAGCACCCCAATACTTAGAAGCACCTTCACTAACTCCCTTCCTCCCATGATCTTTATAAGCAGCTGCAATTGGATCGATAAAGGATTTTACAGTTTTCTTTCCACTAGAACTTACATGTACAGTTCTACTACCAACACCTTTAATAGTTTCTGTATAAGTACGTCCAATAGGAGCTCTTCTCTTATTATGAGAATAGAATCCTTCACAAATATATGTGTGAGCATTATCAATTGTTATTTGAACAACCTCACCTTCACCAAGTTGAGTATAATTCGTTAATTCTACTTCATTTTCATCTATACCAAATCCATCAAGAAGAGCAACTTTATCTCCTATAGAAAGAGATGATGCAGTAACCCATTCATTGTTAGAATAGAATTTATGTTCTGGTGAACATTTAATCTTCTTTCCAGAAAAATCTAATTCTACTGTAGGAGATTTAACAGTTTCTACAAAAGTTACTTCAAAACTACCACGTTCTAAAGTTACTTCATGGAATGTATCAACTTCATCTCCAACTTGCAATTCTCCTGCTGGTTTTGTAGAACCATCAGACATAAGAATTGTCATATCTGGAGTAGGACAACTAGTACGTCCTCCTCCACCTCCAGTATTTCTATGTCCAACTACTTGACTCTTCACTGAAGAAGTAGTCTTTCCTGTAACAGCTTTACTTTCAATTTTTGTTATAATATCAGTAGCAATATTCTTTACACTAATAATAGTAGATTGTAATGTCTCAAGATTTCCTGTAGATTCAAATACTTTTGAAGCATTACAAGTAACATTTCCTTCTATTTGACTATTTAATCTATCATTAGTAAGTCTAAAGACCTTTTTACCAACTTCAAATTTTGGAGTAGTTATATCATTAGGATTGGGAATAAAGAATGAACCTATAACACTTCCAACACTATCACATCTAAGTCTTACATTAGAAATAGAAGCTTGAGCATTAGATGTTTGTCCTACTAATTTAAGATCTTTTTCAACATATCCATAAAAGGTATTATCAGCTTTTTCAGCTAAACTATCAAGATCTATATTAAGAATAACTGAAGTAGATGAATATAATTCAGGAATCTGTATAAGATCTGATGCATCAGATATTTCAGTAGAAGTAGTGGTAGAAGAAGATGGAACAATATTATCAATTAATATAGCATCTGTTAAAATAGATGTTCCTCCTTTATAAAGAGGAGTAAATTGATAATATGGATTAGCCTTATAAACCTGAGTAGGATCATCTATAGGTCCTCTTTTATGATTAGATTGAGCTACTTTAAATCTAATTAATTCTTTTCCGTTAGATGTAGTTCCTATAACAGTTTCACCTACACTAAAGGTTCCAGTAGTCATTGATATTTCAAGGAGTTTTGGAATAATATACTTAGATACATCTTGACCATCAAAAAATGCATAAATTCCTGTGTTAGGTTTTAAAGTTCTAGCATCAAATTTAATATTTCTAGATCTCATATTAGCAATTAATTGAGTATTAATTACCTTAGGACCTTCATTAATAGTACTAAATGTTTCTCTAACAAGTTTTCTGGTGGCTTTTCTTTTGGCAGTACCAGTTTGGGTTTTATAAGTTGTTGTATGCCTATATTTGCGAGATCCCCTCCATTGATAGTGGGTTTTGGTTTTACTTGTAGAACCAGTCCAATTATTTTTCCAAGAGCCCCAAGTTACAGGACTATATCCAACCCTAGAATCAAATTCGCTAGCATTTAATTGTGATGTAGTATTAGTATAAGTAGTAAGATCTTCATTTTTAGCATCAAGTACCACTTGATCTACCCATATATCAGATGATGGAAGTAGATCTATAGTTCCTCCATAATAACTAACAAGATATGGAGTAACATTTTCAACTCTAGTAGCAAAAAGTTGAGATATATGTGTTACATCCTCATAATCTAAAGTTAATGCTCGACCAGTTTTTCTAATCCCATTAGCACTATCTAAATCTAATTTTAAATCTAATAAAGTAGTATGAGGAGAAGGTCTTAATTCTCCATTATTATAATCAATAGCATTTTTTACAATAGTAGTTTTAATTTGATTTTCAGTAGTAGAAAAATCATCAACAAAAAATCCAGATTTGAATCTATTCAATCCATCACTATCTGTAATATTCATATTTAAGGCATCATTTTCTAATAAAGTAAGAGATGTATAGAATTCTAGATTTTCAATTCTCTTTTCAAGTTTACTAATATCATTCATTTGATATCTCTTATAATTAGCAAGAGAAATATCAGCATCATTAATATTATAAAGATATGCTGGTAATAAAACTGAAGCTAGTTCTAAAGATCCATCAACAGGAACAGGAGGTTCTGGATTTTCTGCAGGAGTACCTACAACTAATTGAAAATCTCCTTCACGATTAAGATAAATTTTATCTAATCTAGGAAGATAGAAGGAATAATCCAATAACATAGATCCATCAGATGCTAAAATATTAGGAGCAGAATTTCCAGCACCATCAAAAGATCTACCTAAAAATTCAAAAGGAGATCTGGAAGTTCCTGAAAAATCAGTAACTCTAGGTCTTATATCAATAATATCACTTACATCAACATCATTTATTCGAGGCAACTTCTTATAATCAAAATTATCATAAGAATTAATAGTAGTAAAATCTCCAGTATCTGAAGCTGTAAAATAAGCAGATTCAAATATAATACTTATCTTCTTAAAAGGAGCATCATATTCAGGACTTCTTATTAATCTAGCATAGTCATAAATGGTACTTCTTTGTCCATCATCATAAGTAAATTCTTTAGTAATATTATTAGAACCTATTGTAAGAGCTGATACTGTAGCAGTTATTCCAGAACTTTCAAAAGTAATTGTTTCACCAACTTTAAGATCTATATTATTTAAACTTATATAATTAATTGTAGAATCATTATCTCTACTTACATAAATTCCTCTAAAATCACTATTTGATCCAATAAATTTATCCCCTATTAAAAAATCTCCAGTCTTTGCAGTGGCACTATTAATAGAACTTAAAGTTGTCTTAGGTAAAGCAGGATCATCAGTATCTTTAGATTCAAATATTCCATGAATAGTTACAACATCAGGAACATTTAATGAAATTTCTTCATCTTGAACTCTCGTTCCATACACTGTACCATAAGTAAGACCATCATTTAAAGTAGTAGTTCCTATCCCTGATTGAGAATCTTTAGAATTAGATATAGTTAAAATATTAATCTTTTTCCTTTCTTTAATTTTTGAAGTTGGATTTACTTTACGTAATGTAGCTGTTAATTTAGCAGTATCATTACTACCCAATCCAATAAGAGTTAACTCAGTTGATCCTGTATTAAAGGAAAACTTATCAGCTGATAAAGGTTCTGTTGATCCATCCTTTCTTATTAAAGAATAATCTTCTTCATCATAAGGTAAAAATGTTTCATTAGCACTTCCACTACTAATAACTTCTGTTTGATTATCTGTAATAGTAACATCAAATTGTTTTCTAATAGTAATATGAGCATTTGTTAAATCTACATGTGAAATATTATCTTTAGGTAATTTAGTATATAAGTTATTATCTACTGAAGATTGAAATTGAGAAGATAATACTTTAAAATTAGATGGATTAATTATAGATGTAGGTAATCCACCCTCACATATACCAGCTACAGTAGTAACACCAGAAATAGTTATAGAATGTTGAGATACACTTTCAACTCTAGCAAAGGAAGCAGTGCTAACTCCACTAATATTAGTATTAGTGTAAGAAACCAAATTACCAACAGTTGCTACTCCAACAAAATATTTTGTAGCATCTGTACTGGTAACAGTAGATATACCCAAATAGGCTCCTGAAGTAGTAGCTGCACTAATATTAACTTCACCAATATGGAATATACTAGATTGTTTTACATCAGCATTGAATGTACTAGCAGTACTTACAGTTCCATGAATAGATTTAATATCACTAGTAGAATAAGAAGTAGCTCCAGCCCCTATATTTCCACTTTCTATTCCATTAAAAATAAATTGTTCTCCAGGAATAAAATTTCCTTTAGTATTATATGCCGTTACAGCAGTACCAGAACTTACACTATATCTCAAATATCCTGTAGCTCCACTAGATTTTCCTTTAATATGAGTAGGAACAGTTAAAGTAGCAGCTGCATTTAAAGTTAAATCTGTATAAGTTTGAATATCATATAAAGCAATATCCCATTCATTTTCATTTGGTCTTGAAGTATTATAAGATCCAGATTCTAAAGCAAAATCATATACACGTGCTAATCCTATCTCTTTACCAGCAGCAGTAGTTGCAGCAGCACCAATTCTTTCACTTCTTAAACTAACAGTATAATCAGTACCTATTCCTATAACAGGAGAACCAGAAACTCTATTTAAAGTAAAGGAAGGACCAGTAACATAATTAATACTTTGATCTTCTAAAGTTTTTGTAGTTCTTGGTTTATCAAAATCTAAAAATGTAGGAGTTATAGTCTCTACTTCATACCCCTGAATATAAGCTTTTCCTGGAGAAAATTTATATGTACCTAAATCATCGCTAGGAGTATTATTATTATAAGTTGTTTGATCTTTATTAAAAATTCCATTATTTCCTTCAAAATCATTTAAAGTATTTTTGGCAATAATAGTATATGGTTTAACATAATAATTACCAGACTCATCAAAAGTTCTAGCAGCTAATTCATGTTCTAATTCATTATAATCCCTATCATGAACTATTGAAACTAAATCTCCCTCTCTAATTTCCATCAATTGTATAAAATTAGATGGTTTCTCTTCCTCTATATCAATAGCTTTTAATCTTACCTTTATATGTAATCTATCAGCTCCTGGAGCAGTATAATTACTAAATCCTGCTGCATTATCCTTTAATGTTTCATCTAAATCAGCATTAACAATACCTTCATCTACTTCCAATCCTACCTTCCAATCAACCTCATTAGTATAAGGATCTAAAATAAGAGTTTGTTCTGGAACATCTATAAAATATCCTTTCACATAATATATACCCGCAGATAAAACAGCAGCACACCCATCTAAACAGGGATCTTCAATAGTTGTTTGAGCTACAGGTTCTCCTGGCTGAAAAGTTAATCCAGACTGAGTATCTAATACTAAATTATCTAATAATAAACTTTCCCCTCCATTAAAGATTTGATTATCTTCACCTCCACTATTTAAATAGGTAACAAATAAAACATACCAAGGGTCATCAAGTGCTAATCCTATAAAATTGGTTATTTTAGCTTTTACTCCAGATTCACTACCAATTACTACTTGTCCTACAAGATCACTAATATAAGTCTCTACGTCTGTCCCTTCGTTAAATTGTTGAATTCTAACAGAAGTATATGTACCATTATACCTAATCCCTCCACCTGTTACAGAAGCACCTTCTTTAAAAATATGATTTCCAAATCTTTCAATCTGACTTTGAAGAATAGATTGTATTCCCGTTAACTCTCTTGCTTGGACTGGCAATCCAGGCTTGAATAATATTTTACAATAATTATCATTTATATCAAAATCGTCAAAATAAGGAGCGACGTTTAGATTGGTTTCCTGTGGCATGATTCTTTAGAATTGCAAAATGACTTTGATATCTTCTCTTTGGTTAGCAGACCTAGTAATAGAAGGTCTGTTATCAACATAAATTATATTTCCAGAGTATTTTTTAACTTCGGGATTAGAAATTCCTTGTGTAAAACTCTGTCCAAGGTAATATGTTCTATTATTTATTACCGTACTTATACCAGGTTCACCAGTATTACCAAAATTAGTATCTATACCCAAAGTACCTTCATTACTAGTAATATTCACAGAACCACCAGTATCAGGAGTTGCTGTAAATGCATGTAATGAATAACCATAAGTAGGATCAGTTTTTAAAGATCCATCTGTATTAAATCCAACCAAACTCTTATCTTGCCAATACTTTAATACTCCTGTTGTTTGGTCATATGAAACAACTCTTCCTACAGCAGTAGATCCTACTCCTACTGTTTGAGTAACTTGTCCATCTAAATTAAATGTAGCAGTAGTATACCCTGCTCCAATAAGTTTTAAAGCATAAAGAGAACTTGCTTTAGAAAGCTCTAAATTTGAAGTAGAATCAAATGCTTGAGGATTTTCTACAATTCCAATTCTAGCAATTTGATTTCCAGTCACAAAATCTGGATTTTCAGAATCATTTTCAATCTTAGAATACACCAAAACATTGGTTGCTCCTAACTCCCTATAGATATCAGCTCCATGTCCTCCTTGTGGAGGAATAATAACATTAAAAACTGGATTTGTTGTGCCAGTAGGAACTCCACCACCAACCAAATCTACAGTGCCATAAGTATATCCAGAACCACCTTTTGCAACATTAATAGATTCTACTTTAGCATCATTATTAATAACAATAGTTGCTTCTGCTCCAGATCCATCTCCAGAAATAGGAACTCCTGTATAAGTCCTATTAGCAGTTCCTATACCTGCTCCTCTATTAATAATAGTAGCAATTTTCAATTGTCCACTAGTTGATGCATTATCTCTTACGGCAGAATTATCTGTATTAGTTTCCCAGTCAGTAGGAACTGGCATAAAATTTGTAGAATCAAATTTAGAAATATCACCTGGTTTAATAGTATAAAGATATTTCCAAATATAACCATCTCCACTATCACCAGCTGTCTTAGGCTCAAGATCTGTAAATGTGGGTTGATCTAGAGATGGTCTTCCTGTAGTGTTTTCAGGATTAGTTCCATTTTGAAGACAAATATAAACTTTATAATCTTCATTTACTACAAAATATTTTGCTGCATATAAACTAGTTGCTCCAGAAGGTTTGGCAGTATTAGTTCTACTAATATCCCCTCTATACATGTCATATGTTATACCTGAAGTCCAAGTATGCTTACTAATTACTCTACGCACATCAGAAGTTGTAATCTTCTTTAATGCAATCATAGTATCCCAATAATCATCTTCTTGGTCAAAACTATCTTTAGGAGATGGGGGATTAGATTCCCAAGTAGAAGAATAATTGGTAGCATTAGGTAAACCAACAAAAGAATAATATGAATTAACTGAAGAAGTTGCAGTTGAAACAAAATTCTTCGCATTCAATATTCTAAGTTGATCAGTTATAATTGCTGACATTTTTACGATTTTTTAGTTATTTATGAATTATAATTTAAGTATCTTAAAGGATTAACTCTTTCTACTATAGGAGAAGTAGTTATACCAACTAATCCATCACTATTACCAGCATAAGAGGTAAATACTCTTGCCTTCCCACGTGGAGCAGTAGCAATTCTACCCCAACTATATTGACCAAAAAATTCACTATATCCAAGTCCAGTTAGTCCATTATAATCTTGAACACTTACTGTAACCTGTGCCACATAAGTTAATCCAATTCCTATACCCATAGTTTGAGCAATAGAAACTTGAGCAACTTCATAAACATTATCCAAGAAAGATGTTCCTATACCAACCACAGTACCATCTTGATATAAAGAAGTTACTGAAGCACCTACATTAGAATTAAATACTGTGAAGTAATATCCAGTTGTAATACCACTAACAGTTAATGCAGTTCCTACAGTAGCAGCATTTCTGAATAATGAATCTTTTGGAAGTAATAAATCAAATACTATACCAGTAGATGCTACTCCAACAGATGTTGTAGATATACCAGATATAATACCAAAATCACCAGAATATGATACATCATTTATAGTTTCTATAGAAGTAATTGATTTAGGTTCTCCTATAAGAACCGCTGGAGCAGCAGTATTAGTATAAGCAAATCCAGTGGTAGTTCCTCCATAAGAAACTGTAATGGCATTGACAGTTCCTACTCCACTTATAGTAGCAGTTGCTCTAGCACCTTGAGAAGTAGTTAATCCAATAGGAGTAACAATAGAAACAGGTGGTGCTATAGTATATCCCACACCAGGATTTGTAATATCAAAGGATGTTATAGTTCCAGCAACAGAAACAAAAGAAGTAGCAGATGCTCCTACTTTATTTTCTTGAGAAAGAATTCTAATATCAGTCTGCTCTGTATAATTTTCTTTGGAATTATCAAAAAATGGTCTAATATTAGAAACAAATATTACAGTAGATCCAACACCAACAGACTGAATAATATTAGTTTTAGGATATATTAATGGTTCATAATGAGGTCTATCTTTAGTAACTGCTTCACCATCAATAAATTTATCTTGAGTTTGTTTAGACCATGTAACAGCTCTTTGGAAACTTTCATTAGTAGTAATACCAGGACCAGCATAAGGATTGGTATTAACACTATCGGAAGAATTAATGCTAGTTACAGTCCTCTTATCTTCTTCCAATTCAAAATGATCATCATATAACTTTAATTCATCACCTTTCTTGACTGTTTCTAAAATGTCAACACTAGAAACGTCTATTGATCCAGTTCCTTGATAGAATAATATCTTAGATGTATCTCCAGATTTAGGAGCTTCTTTAAAGGTAATATAACTACCACCTTTAAATTCATATCCAACTCCAGGAACTTGTAAAATATCATTAATGAATACTAATATAGCAACTTCAACATCTATATTTGATCCTGGTTTAGACTGAATGGTTTGTTGTACTCCATTTAGATTCAATGCAAAAGATATTGTCTTTCCATCAAATAACGAATCTAATGGATCTAAAACTTGGAAATCACCAACAGTCCATCCAGCAAAACTATCACTAACAGTCTCATTAACTGTAAGTTGGAATTCTCTAAATTCAGAAGCACCACCTGTGGGAATACCTACAGTACCACCAACCCCTATAGTTAACTTCTGAGTTTCTCCATAACCATAACCTTGATTAATAATCTCAAAATTAATTACACTACCACCCAATCCAACAACTATATTTGCTCTTGCTTCTGATCCTACTCCAGATTGATTAGAAGAATAGAAAAGAGGCATATTATCATAAGATAATGGCTCATCTATAACAACCGTTGGAGGATTAGTTGATGTATAACCAGTACCTGGATTTGTGATAGCAATACTTACAATATTACCACCACTGATAGCAGCAGTACCAATAAACTCAATATTAGGTGCTCCTGTACTTAAAGTTTGGACTCCTACATTAACAATAGTTTGAATACCAGTCCTATAACCAGATCCACTATTACCAATGCTAACTGAGCTAATAGTACCTAATCCAGAAACAACAGCAGTACCACCTGCAGCTACTAATGGCTGATAACCTAAACCTTCTGTAGATCCAACAGAAACAATAACACCTCCCAAAGGTACATTAGAACTATTGGGATCAGATGCTACTGATGAAATAGAACCAGTAAATTGAATACTAGTAATTCCTACACTTTCTATTAAAGTATAATCTCCTGGAACATGAACCCCACCAGTATATCTTTGAGGTCCTTGATTAATTTGATTAACTAAAACAAATGCATTACTTGTAGAGAATCCTGCTATATTACTTCCATCTGATTGAATGGTAAATTGAGTACTTAATCCAGTGAAATTAGCAGAAATATCATCAAAGATATAATTCTTAGAATATGGTTCATCAGCACCATCAGTAATACCAGATCTCATAAAGGATCTACCATTAAAGGATGAATGAGTTGCAATACCAACCCAATCCCTTTCATCTGGTTCATTAGTTGTAGTTGATAATGGAATTAATCCAACAGGAGCAGTAAAGAAGTTAACAGTACTATCAACAATATTATAATTTCCTTCCACTTTAGTAATTAAACTTCCATCAGTATAACTATCAACTTCTGTTCCCATCCAAGGTCTAGTAACAAGTAAAACGTTAGTAGCACCTAATCCAACAGAGTCTACCTTCATAATCTCACTACCAATCTTTAATAGATCACCACCAGTAATAGAAGTGATACCGGATAATTTAATCTTATCAGTAGTAGCTGATACATCAGCACTAATGGTAGTAGTTACTGCAGTAGAAACTATAGGAGATTGAATTACATTATCAATACTTAATACACATCTTGAATTTTGTTTAGTTGAAGTGAAGGAATGAGAAGTACCAACACCAACAGCAGTAATATCCAAATAAGTAGGAGTAGTCTTTAATGCATTTTCTGCAGAAGTAGCTAATCTAAGATTAGAATCATCAACCTTAACAGC